GGTGGACCGACAAATTGAACTACGTACGCAGCTAAATCAGTGATCACAAAAACATAATCTTTACCTTGAATGGCTGCTCTTATCTCATTACCAGTATCTAGTCTAAAAGTTCCCGCTGTATTGGTAGCGGTGGGAGCATAAGTATTTAAATCTTCTTGGTTAGAAAATCTTACAAACATAGGATCTTGCGTGGCTGGCGTTCCAATGGTCGTTTCAGTTCCAAAATGAAATAAGTGTCTATCTCTGTCAGATACTAAAGTAATTCTACTGGCCGTAGGATTATTTGTAGTTTGAAAGTTCGAGGTTGTTTTAGATGCTCTAATTGTTCTAGGATTGGAGGCTCCAGCATTCCAAGTAAAAGTTTGTCCGTTAAATATTGTGGCCACTAAAACTTCACCAAAATTATCAAGACTCCAGTTTCCTGGATCTAAAACAACATCACTCGTTGCTCTAGCCGTTCCCCACGTAGATGTATTCCAAGTAGAAGTACCCCATCCATATCCAGTTGTTTGTGTGGTTGGCCCCACAATAACATAAGGATTAACGGTTGCAGCTCCAGCAGCAGTCATTCCAGAACCTGTTTCAACACTAGCTGCTTGTATTGTGAATTTATCAATATCAGGGACAGTTAAAATTTCATAAGATTTTTGTAAATCTGCAGCTGTAAATCCACTGGCTCCAGTAACTGTTACAGCGGATAAAGTGATATATCTACCCACATCTAATCCATGAGATCCTTTGTTTATTGTAACAACGTTTGAGTTATTAACAGTGGTAATAGTGCATCCCGTAATCGCTGTATCTAAAGGACTAATATCGTAAAAATCATTTCCGTAATATAAAAATAAACCTTGCGATGTTCCAATGGCTGCATATTTTTCTCCTGTAAAACTAGAAAAAGCTACTTGTGCTCTACCAGCACCTGGAAGAGTTTTGTTAGCTGCAGTTAACTGAAGCCATCCACCTATTTTTTCTGGTAAACCATATCTAAATCTAACGAAATCACCATCAGTCCATTGACCTTCGGCCCCTGATTCTGTGTCTTGTTTGTTAAAACCAGCCTTGAAATTTAATTTTTGTAGCATATACTGGGTTATATAACACTTTTTTAAAGAATGAAAGTAACATAATTATGGATCATTTAGAGGCCGTTGTTGAATTAAACAATATAATAAACCCTGATTTTTCTCAAAAAATAATTTCTCTTATAGATAAGAAAGCAGATAAAAATCTTACAGTTGGCACAAGGGGCGATGTAAATACAGAGATAAGAAATGTAAAAGGATACTCATTAAATTTTGATACTCCTACAAATGTTTTTTATTGGAATTTTATAAAAACAGAAATAGAAAGATTATATGTTCATTATAGATATAAGTTTCCTAAAATGGAAAGTAATAAAATAAATCAAATTGATTTATTAAAATATAGTGTGGGTGGAAAATATGAAATACATACAGATAATTATTCTACTAGTCCTAGGTCTCTTAGTGTTATTATGAATCTAAATGATGAATATCAAGGAGGTAATTTAATTTTTGCAGATCAAAAAAATAAAGAAATTAAAAGACTAAAATTAGGTAAAGGATCAATAGTATTTTTTCCTAGTAATTTTATGTATCCTCATATGATAGAACCAATTACAGAAGGGACACGATATAGTATAGTTGCATGGCTTCAATAATTAAAAATTTTTTAAACAAAGAAGAGTTAATACTTTTACAAAAGTATTGTTATAATAAATTAGATAAGAATGAAGGCTATAAATTTGATGGTAAAGTTTTCTCCCCTGCTTGGTACATGGATCCTTTGATGACTGGTTTATTAGATATTAAATTACCCCTTGTCGAAAAACAATCTAACTTAAGTTTATTTCCAACGTACGCCTATTGGAGATATTATGTGTTTGGTGGAACATTAAAAGAGCATGTGGATAGACCCTCTTGTGAAATATCTGTTACTTGTTGCATAAAAAAATATGATAATTGGCCCATTGTTGTTGAGGATAAATCTTTTGAATTAGAAGAAGGAGAAGCTGTTTTATACAAAGGAATAGATGAAAAACATGGTCGTCCAGGTGTTTACGAAGGAGAGGGTATGGCTCAGTTATTTCTACACTATGTAGATAAAAATGGTTTACATACTAAACACGCTTATGATAGAGTGTACAAAGATAATTATGTTAAAGAATGAATGAAAAAACAGTAAATATAAATAACTTTATTGCTGTGTATGATAATTACATTACGAAAGAAGAATGTGATAAAGCTATTACACTATTTGAAAATCAAGACAAATTTAATAATACAGTCAATAGATTAAAAAACGAAAAAGCATCCGTATTACAAAAACAAGATCAACAGTTTTTTGCTTCTGGAAAAAATTTAGATGTTTGGTGGGAAAATTTAAAACCCATGATGATTAATTATAATTTAGCCTGGGATCATTATGTGCAAAATGTAGGTGCTCAAGACGCTTATGGAGATTCTTTTCATTTTACTTGTTTAAAAATTCAAAAGACTTTACCCACAGAAGGATATCATGTTTGGCACGTTGAACATGGTAGAGGGTTTGATATGGAGCCTAGGGCTTTTGTTTTTAGTATATATTTAAACGATGTTGAAGAGGGAGGAGAAACAGAGTTCTTACATTTTTCAAAAAGAGTAAAACCTAAAACAGGTAGAATAGTTATTTGGCCCGCTGCTTTTCCATATTTACACAGAGGAAACCCGCCTTTATCAGGTCAAAAATATATCTTAACTTCTTGGATGTTATTAAGAGGAATATGATGTAGGTCTTGCACCTTTTTCAGACTCTTCTCTTGGATCATTATCCCAGTTAGCTTGTAACTGAGCTAAATGTGCTGAGTCCCATCTAGTTATAAAATCTTGAAAGTCACCTAGGTTAGCATCTTCCCAAGTAGAGTGTGGAGTGCTATCTCTGTATTCTACAGTGTCACTTGGATTTGCTGTTCCGTATTGAATAGCCCAAATATTATTCCATTTAGCTAATCCCCAAAAATCATTATCAACAATTTCATAACTAGTACCTGCAGCATCACCACTTTGTTTAATAACAAGTTTGTCTTCTAATACTACTGTCCATGTTGCGTTTGTTGCCATAATTTCTCCTAAGTCTTAATAATATAAATTAATGCTAAATAAGGTTGTACAACCGAAGTCGCACTTCCAGTAAAAGTTGCACTCATATTGTGCGAGTGACCTGTCCCTGAACCTGTGCTGGAACTAACTGTACCGCCTGGTAGTTGAAGTCTTCCAGTACTAAATGGAGACATATCAAAGTTTTGTGTTGGGTTACCCCCTTGGTCAGCAGAAGGATAACTGTGAGTGTGAGCTGCTAACTGTGGTATTGATATAGTTGCATTAGCTGTTGAACCACCTACTGTCCCTGAAGCAGCCACAGTGTTTGCTCCGCCAGTTGATGCTAAGGCTTTAGTTCCTGACTTACCTATTGCTACGTTATCTTGTAAATCAGGCACAAGAAAAGTAGTTGCACCATCTCCAGCTCCATAAGTTGTACCTATGATTGCAAATAATGCAGAATAAGTTGATCTTGAAACGGCCGCACCGTTACATTCTAGAAAACCTGTTGGCACTGAAGAATCTGACCACGGCACAATAGTTGCCGTAGGAATTCCTTCGATACCTGTAAGGTTTGCTCCTGAAAAATCGTATTTTGTTGCTTCGTAATTTGACATATTATTTCTCCGTGTAAGTCCATCCTGTTGTAGCGTCGCCTGAGAATACTAAACCAAAAGCTGCGCCTTGTGTGTTAACAGTTAAATCAGATGCTGCATTAGCAATATTAGAACCATTTCTTCCAACAGTCAATGCGTTACTATTAAAATCATAACCTTGGTCGACAAAATGAACTTCATCTCCCGTAGCAGGTGAAGCTGGGAGCGTAACGGTTACTCCTCCACCATTTGTATTTACTAAAAGTTTTGCGCCAGCTTGAACTGTCTCTGCTGCTGATATAGCTCTCCACTTTCTATATTCGTTTACTTTTTCAATATTAGTCCCATCCGAATATAAGTTGTAACAATTACCTTCACATAAAAGAACACCTGTTCCAGATGCTGTTTTAAAAGTTAAAGTATTTCCTGCATGATCGCATGCATCTTGAACTAAAAAAGTTTTTTCTATTGAATCTGGGATACTAACTGTTCTATTTGCTGCAAGAGTTCCTGTTAGTTTGATAACTATATTTTTACCATTTGATAATGCACCATTAGAAAATGTTAAAGTTCTATTGGCATTGGTTACGTTAAAAGTTGTAAAGCCACCAATCGCTTGCTCTAGAATTAATAAATTAGTATTTGTGATTTGTCCCCAAGTTCCTGAATTTTCACCAGTTGCTTGAACTGTAAGTTTTAGGTTAGCAGATGTTGAATTCGCCATATTTTGTTCCTTATGTATTCATTTTATTAAAATAATGAGTTTGTGTCAAACTCTTTATGCAGCCACCTCTCGCCAGCCTGGAGGATCTATAGGCGCTGAACCTGTATCAACTTCGTTCCAGATTAAAGCATTACCATTTCCTTGACCTATAGTCAACTCTAAACCAGTTGCTAAAACATCTATGTGAATAATTACCGTTGGACTAGCTAATTGAGCATTCATAGATATGCCAGTTACATCAACTTCTTGCCCTGGAACCGCTGTAACACTAGCTAAAGTAGCAGTTAGTGGAAGTCCGCTTGGATCTGCTCCTGCTCCAGCTAAACCAGCAGCACTACCTAAATTTGCAACCATTGCTTGACCAATGATCATTGCATCAGGGGCTGGATCTACATTACCAAGAGTTACTTGAGCTACGTTTAAAGTACTTAATTGTAAATTTGCATCACCTTTGACAGCTTGTGGTGCGCTTACGGCTGCTGTCATTGCTATTCCAGTTACATCAACGTTTGCAAACTGACCTTCAACTCCCCATGCATTTACGTTCCATT